ACGTTTCGACATATTACACTCAAACAACATAGGGGACAAAATGCCAACGACAATCATAACTGGTCGCGATTTAGTCGTGACCATTGCAACAGTAAACTACGACGCACAGGCGACCAGCGCAGTGCTTTCTGTCGACTCAACAGTAGAGACATACCAGACACTAGACGGCAAGGCTTACAAGCACATTGACGATCAGTGGACATTTGACATGACAATGCTTGCAGACTGGGGCGTTGCCTCATCACTTTGCGAGTCATTATGGACAGCATGCGAAACCAACCCAAACACAGTTTTAGCAGTCTCATTGACAGCTACAACAGGTGCGGTATACACGTTCAACGTTATGCCAGTGTTTCCAAGTGTCGGCGGTGCTGCACCAGATGCACAGACCGTTGATCTATCATTTGTAGTTGTCGGTACACCAACCGAAAACTTCTCATAAATCACTAACAATCGGGAGACAAAATGAAACTACCAATCACAATTGAATACAACGACGGCACGCAGATCACTTACACAGCTGCGCCGCCAGAATGGGTCAAGTGGGAAAAAATGTCAGGCAACACGATTAGCCAGGCACAGGAAAAGATCGGCATTGCTGATCTAGTATTTCTCGCCTATCACGCTATGAAACGTGCAGCCGCAGGCAAACCTGTTAAGCCGCTTGACATTTGGACTGAGACAATCGCAGAGGTCACGGTCGGTGAGGCAAACCCAAAAGCTACACAGTCGGAAGCCTTAGCAGAATAGTCTGGGAGGTAGCCTTGGCAACAGGGTTACCACCAGACGTTTTTGAGACAGCAGAGGACATTTTAACCGTGATCGAGATTTTGGAAAGGCGCGCAAATGGCTAAGGAAGCAATTAGTTATGACAAGGCTGAGCTGCGCGCAATCATTAAATCTTTTAAGGCAATGGACGAGGAAGCACTAGCGCAAGCCAAAGAAGCAACAAGCGAATTAGCAGAATACGTCAAAGGTCAGATCGTGGCTGCTGCTGCCTCGCGCACACGCAATCGCTTAGATAACAGAGTTGCAGAAGGTGCAAAGGTTTCCAAGTCGTCAAAGATCGGTGAGATTAGTTTTGGTTTTGCTGGACAGAAGTTAAGCGGCGGCGGCACAACACAGCAGCTATGGGGCGGCGTTGAGTTTGGCTCAAATAAGTATAAACAATTCCCAGTGTGGTCAGGTCGTGAGGGTCGAGGTTCACGCGGTTGGTTTATTTACCCAACACTGCGTGCAGCACAACCTGAGATTATCAAAAAGTGGGAACAAAGTTTTACAAAGATAGTTAGGAAGTATGACTAATGGCTGGCAGTCGTACTCTCAAACTCTCGATACTTGGTGACGTTGACAATCTCAACAAATCGCTCAAAACAGCTACAGGCGACGTGGACTCATTTGGTGACAGGGTTGGCAAGGCTGGCGTAGCAATTGGAAAAGCATTTGCCGCAGCAGCTGCCGCTGCTGGTGCAGCCGCAATCGCCATTGGCATTGACAGCGTCAAAGCCGCAATTGAGGACGAGAAGGCACAAACGCAACTTGCACTTGCTTTAGAAAACGCGACTGGTGCAACCAAAGATCAGATCGCTGCCACTGAGCAGGCAATTCTGCAAATGTCTTTGGCGTCAGGCGTTGCAGACGACGACCTGCGCCCGAGTTTGGCAAGGTTGGTTAGAAGCACATCAGATACGGCAAAGGCACAAGAATTACTGGCACTTGCTCTTGACGTCTCAACAGCAACAGGCAAGCCATTGGAAACCGTTGCAGCCGCGTTGAGCAAGGGTTTTGACGGTAACACAGCTGCGCTTGGCAAATTAGGCATTGGACTTTCAGCTGCCGAATTAAAGACCATGACCTTTACAGACGTGCAAGGCAAACTAACAGATTTATTTGGTGGTGCGGCAGCTGCAAACGCAGGTACTTATGCTGGTCAGATCGCACGCGTACAGGTTGCATTTAACGAAGCAAAAGAAGCAATAGGCACAGCATTATTGCCAATCTTAGGCAAACTATTAGATTTTATTAACACAGCTGCATTGCCAGCGATCAACGCATTAAGCGGTTCTTTTAGCCTGACAAGCGGCGACGGCTTTGGCAAAATTATTAGCGACGTTGCTGGTGTGATTAAAGACTTAGTCACACCAATTTTTAATGCAATGAAGTCAACCTTTGATAAAGTCAAAGCAACACTCATTGAAAACAAAGATGAGTTTCAAGCCTTTTTTGACGTAGTGAAATTTGCTGCACCAATTATCGGCAAAGTCATTGGCACAGCATTTGGTTTGATTGGTGACGTTGCAAACGTGGTCTTAAACATTATGGCAAACGTAGTAGGTGCGTTAAAGACTTTGATTAACACTGCAATTGATTTAATTAACATTGCGATTAAGGGTTTCAATTTAATTAAACCAGGTGCAGACATTGCACCAATTGGCAAGATCGGCAGTGGGTCTACCTCGACAGGTGCGCTTGGCAATTTCAGTATGACAACAGGCACTATCTCAACGACACCGACAGTAACTGTACCGACAGGTATTACTGGTGGTATTACAGGCGGCGGTACAACTGGTGGCGGTATTGCTACAGCAGCTGCCGTAGCTGCCAGTGCAGCAGGCACTGTTTTGTCAGGGTCATTTAACGCTGGTCGTTTTCGTCAGGGCGAGGCAGCAAGCATGGGCACAACAATCAACTTAAGCGTCACAGGCGCGTTTGACAAAGAGGGCACAGCTCGCACAATTGTTGACACATTAAATAACAGCTTCTATCGCGGTACAGGCGGCGCAAATAACCTGCAACTAGCATGACGCAGTGGTCGCCAGTCTGGAAAGTAGAGATCGACGGCGTTGCATACACAACTGCTGTTTTGGCTAACCTCACAATCCGATCAGGTCGCACAAACATTTATGAGCAAGCACAGGCAGGCTACGTCAACTTAGAGCTGCTGGACGTGAATGAGGCAATTGTGCCTGTTAACATCAACAGCACAATAAGCGTTTCAGTTAAAGACACAGCAGGCGTTTTTGTGCCTATCTTTGGTGGCAACGTTGTAGACATTAGCCTTAGCGTGCGCGACGTCGGTAGCACAATGTTTACACAGACCTATGGCATCACAGCACTTGGTGCATTGGCACGTTTGCCAAAAGCCTTGACTAACGGCGTATTAAGTAGAGACTTCGACGGCGATCAAATCTATGCAATTTTGTCACAAGTCTTGTTTGGCACTTGGGCATCAGTGCCAGGTGCATTGACTTGGGCGACTTATGAGGCAGGGGTTACTTGGGCAAATGCCGAAAATAACGGTTTAGGCGAAATAGATCAGCCAGGCAACTATGACCTTGCAGCAAGATCGTCAAGCCGTACAGACGTATACAGCTTGGTATCGGCATTGGCAACGTCTGGTCTTGGGTACATTTACGAGGACGCACAAGGACGCATTGGCTATGCCGACAGCACGCACCGCACGACTTATTTAGCAGCAAACGGTTACGTTGATCTTGACGCAAATCATGCAAGGGCAGCAGGCTTGCAGATACAAACGCGTGTGGGTGACGTACGCAACAGCTTAGCGATCAAGTATGGCAACAATAGCCAGCACGAGGTTGTGGACAGTGACGCAGCTTCTATTGCCGAATACGGCGAGCTTGCTCAAATCATTACTACGACTTTGCACGATAGCGCAGACGCCACAGCACAAGCTGCTTTTTACTTATCCTTGCGCAAAGAACCGCAGCCTATTTTTAGCGAGATTACTTTTGACTTAACTAACCCAGAAATTGACAACTCAGATCGTGACAACCTTATTAACGTATTTATGGGTGAGGCAATAGCACTTAACAACCTGCCGCTTAACATGAGCAGCGGCGCGTTTCAAGGCTTTGTAGAAGGCTGGTCGTTTCAGGCGTCCTACAACCGTTTGTCAATAACCTTGCTGTTGTCACCATTGGCATACAGTTTGCAAGCAATGGCATGGGAGGACGTACCAATCACGGAGACATACAACAGCGTGTCGCCGACCTTAGAATGGCAGTATGCGACAATAGTCGCTTAGACAAGGAGACAAAGTGGCAAATCCAACAACCAATTATAGTTTTGTTTTACCTACGTCGAGTGATCTGGTTACGGACTTACCAGCTGACTTTGACGTTGCATTGCAGGGTGTTGACACACGGCTGAAGGCATTGCAACCAGGGACGACGCTTGGCGATCTTGCTTATTCATCAGCAACTGCAAACACAAACACGCGTTTAGGAATTGGAAGTACAGGAAATGTCCTTACAGTTACAGGCGGTGTTCCCGTTTGGGCAGCACCTGCGGGTGGTGGAAAAAATTATTCATTACTTAATTCTGGTGGCACTGCTTTGAGTGGTGCATCCACAACAGTCAGTGGCATTTCAGGTAAAGATAGTCTTATCATTTTAGTTGTAAAAGCAGAAAGTGATGATACAAGTGCTTTTGTTACTTTAAGATTTAACAGCAACAGTTCATCAGTTTATGGCGCAGCTGGACCCCGTTATAC